TAGAAAACCCAAACGGTAATGGGTTTATGGTTGTTCCTAAACCAATGGATATTGGTAAAAGTTTTGGTGACGGTTCTTTTAGACCCCCTGAAAACCGCAACATGGGCGGAGCTATGGATGACGAAATGGGTTACATGGCTGGTGGAATGCTTGGTAAACCTAAAAAAATGTTTATGGGTGGAGCAGCCCTTAAAGGCAGGAAATTTACAGGTACGTTTTAATGGCAGACCCAACTACGTTTGCCTATAACGTCCTAAAATCAATTCAAGGCCGTGCAGAACTAACAAAGGATGCTATCCTTCACGGTAGACCTAGAGACTTAGAAGCCTACAGAGAATTAGTAGGTGAGTTAAAAGGGCTTGAATATGCAGAGCAAGAAATTAAAGACTTCTTAGAACAACAGGAGAAAGAATGACTAAAAAACTATATGTACCAGAACATGTAGCTGAGAAAGAGAAAGAGAAAAAAAAGAGTGCTTACGTTAAAAAAGATGAGAGAGTTCTCGATCCTTCTTTGTTAGATGTTTCCCTAAGTGAAAGACTACCTCAACCCACTGGATGGCGTGTATTAGTTATGCCATATGCGGGTAAAGCAACCAGTGATGGTGGTGTTTTAATCCCAGATCAAATCCGTGACCGTGAAGCATTGGCTACTGTTGTAGCGTATGTTTTAAAGGTTGGTCCATTAGCGTATCAAGATCCTAATAAGTTTGGAGAAAACGCTTCGCCTTGGTGCAAGAAAGGTGATTGGATATGTATTGGCAGATATGCTGGTGCTCGATTTAAAATTGATGGTGGCGAAGTTCGTATTATAAATGATGACGAAGTTATCGCTACAATCATGGATCCCGATGACATTAAACATGTATAGAATTAACACGTGGAGATCACGCTATGGATATAAGTGAAGAAAAGAAAATTGATATAGGAGACTCTGACGAGTCTGAAATTGAAGTAGACCTTGAGGCTTCCTCAGAAGAAACTAAAGAGGAAGTTGCAGAAAACCCACCTGAAATAAAAGAGCCAGCGGACGAATCCGAATTAGATGAGTATAGTTCTGGTGTTAAGTCTCGTATTGATAAACTTACCAAACGTATGCGTGAAGAAGAACGTCAGAAACAATCTGCTGTTCAATACGCTGAAAACGTTAGGAATGAAAACGAGGAACTAAAGAAACGTCTAGATTCTTTAGATAAAGGTTTTCAAGAAGAGTTTGACACAAGAGTTACAACTCAAATACAAGCAGCTAAACAACTTCTTAAAGAAGCTCACGAAACAGGTGATGTTGAAAAGATAGTTGAGGTACAGGAAGCCTTATCAGAGCTTGCTGTAGAAAAAGGCAAAATTAAAAAGCCTGTTAAGGAAGTTGAGGAAAAAGTAGAAGCTCCCGTAGCCGCTCCTCCTCCTCAACAACAAGCTCCGGCACAGGCGGATCCGAAAGCAGAAGACTGGGCTTCTCGAAATGAGTGGTTTGGAAACGATGAAGTTATGACATATGCCGCTTTTGGGGTTCACAGACGGTTAGTTGAGGATGAAAAATTTGACCCGCAGTCAGATGAGTATTATTCTGAGCTTGACAAAAGACTTATGGCTGAGTTTCCACATAAACTTGGAGCAAAGCCTAAAACGGGTGGAAGTAAAAAGGTTGCGTCAGCCGAAACTTCCGCATCCCGCAATAGAGGTGGACGTAAAACAGTGCGATTAACGCCTTCTCAAGTTGCTATTGCGAAAAAGCTAAATGTACCACTTGAAGAATACGCTAAATACGTAAAATAAGGAGTTAATCATGAAACAAGAGACCACTACTCGCCAGAAGACACCTAGGACGCCCCGCGACAATCAGACACGTGTTAAAGAAGCACGCAAGGAACCTTGGAGACCGCCATCAATGTTAGATGCGCCTCCCCCACCCGAAGGTTATAAACACCGTTGGATTAGGGAAAGTGTAATGGGCTTTGATGATCGTAAAAACGTATCAGCTAGATCTCGTGAGGGATATGAGTTGGTTCGTGGAGAAGAATACCCAGATTTTGATATTCCTACTGTTGACGATGGTAAACATGCAGGAGTTATTGGAGTAGGGGGATTACTTTTAGCAAGAGTTCCTGAAGAGGTTGTTGAGTCGCGAAATGCTTATTTCCGTGGTCAAACACGGGATCAAATGACGGCTGTTGATAACGAGTTAGCTCGTGAACAACATCCAGCAATGCCTATCAGTAGACCTGATAGGAGTTCAAGTGTAACTTTTGGAGGTCCTCAAAAAGAGGACTAGGAGAAAACTAAATGGCTAATTCAAATGGAAGTTTTGGTCTTCGCCCCCTAAGTAAATTAGGTGGAGGAGCTAATTCCACTGGCCTTACGGGATATACTCCTTACGAAATCGCTAACGGAAACACTGACAAGATTTATCACGGACAATTGGTTATTCCTCTTGCTTCTGGATTTATCGACCATACAGCTAACGCTGCTGGTGGAACTGTCAGTCATCTAGGCGTATTTCAAGGATGTGAGTATGTTTCTAGCGTCACTGGAAAAACAACATGGAGTAACTACTGGCCTGGATCAGGTGCAGATAGTAATCATCCAGTTAAAGCATTTATTGTAGATGATCCTAATCAGCTATATGTAATTGCTACGGATGCTTCGTGGACAAGTAAGGCAACTGCTCGCGCAAGTGTCTTTTTAAACGCAAATCTTTCTACAGGTATAACGGGTACAGATGCTACTGGTGTTTCACTAGGTCGTTTGGCTATCAGTACTCTTGCCACAACCAATTCTTTAGCACTACGTGTCATGGGATGGGTTGAGGATCCTGAGAACGAAGATTATGCATCTGCCGGAATCGGCGCAATCGTAAGGTTGAATAACTCGTTTAATGCACCTGTTGGGTCCATTGCATCGGGTACACCTTCAACCACTGGCGTATAGGAGAATTGAGAAATGGCTATAAGTAGAGCACAACTAGCTAAAGAGCTAGAGCCTGGCCTCAATGCCCTTTTTGGGTTAGAGTACGCTAGGTATGATAATGAAGCTGCTGAGATTTTTGATACAGAATCTTCAGAGCGAGCATTTGAAGAAGAAGTAATGCTTGCTGGGTTTGGTACTGCACCTGTTAAGGGTGAAGGATCAGCGGTCAGCTTTGATGATGCACAAGAAGCATATACTGCACGATACACACATGAGACTATCGCCCTTGCTTTCTCAATTACTGAGGAAGCTATTGAAGATAATCTTTATGATCGTCTTGCTTCTCGTTACACTAAAGCGTTAGCACGTAGTATGGCTAATACTAAGCAAGTTAAAGCGGCTTCTGTTTTAAACTCCGCTTTTGATTCTACTGTTACTGGTGGTGATGGAAAAGAGCTTTGTGCTACAGACCATCCTCTTACCAATAACAACACTCTTGCTAATGAGCCAGCAACTGCTGCTGATTTAAACGAAACTAGTCTTGAAAATGCGCTTATTGATATAGCGGGTTTTACTGACGAAAAGGGTCTTAAAGTATCTGTACGAGGAATGAAGTTGATTGTTCCGCCAGCATTACAATTTGTTGCGGATCGTCTTCTTGAAACCACTCTTCGTCCCGGCACTTCTGATAATGATATAAATGCTATGAGGAACATGGGTATGCTTCCTAATGGCTACACAGTTAATCATTATCTATCAGACTCTGATGCGTTCTTTATTAAGACGGACGCACCTAGAGGCTTCGTTCACTTTGAGCGTATGCCTATGTCTACCAAGATGGAAGGTGATTTTGATACAGGTAATGTACGGTACAAAGCCCGTGAGCGTTATAGCTTCGGTTACTCTGACCCACGTTGCGTGTACGGTTCACCCGGCGCTTAACTGAATTAAGGAGAGGGGAAACTCTCTCCTTATTTTCTGGGATCTCAACCTTATAGACTGCTCCCAGCAGACGCTTACAAGACTATAGGGTTTAATACTTTGTAAGGAGTAACCTATTATGGGTAATTCAACTTTTAGCGGTCCAGTCCGCTCAAAAAATGGTTTTCAACAAATTAGTGAAAACGCTACTACTGGAACTATTGCTCAAAAACAATTTGAAATTCAAACAGTTGCAACCTCTGGTATTAACAACATCGTTGATACTAATGGTTTTTCTGGAACAGCTACTACAGCCGGAGCTAACAACGCTAGTTTAGACACAGGAGCTACTATTTTTGGTATTACTCCTAACGCTCACGGTTCTGGTATTCCAGACGTAGCCATTAACACTTTTGTTAACAAGGTTGGCGGTACTATTGTAACCTCTATTCTTGTTGATCTTCATGGTGGCTTTGACGGTTCTGCTTCGGTGGATCGAGTTATTGGTGACGGAACTGAAGCTAATGCTTATATCGCAGAATTAACTAAAGAAGTTAACGGTATACCTATTCTTCTTGAGTTTGGTTGTGTAGAAGTGCCAACAGGCGGTGATCCAGATATCAACGTAGATATTTCCGCTACAGGGACAACCGCTGGAGGAACCGCGCCTACCAGTACAACCCAGATGATGAACAACGGTGATCTTACTTTAGGCTATTATAACGCTGTTGATGCGGGTGCTGTTATGGCAGCTTT